ACTGATAGCGAGTTTGGACATCATTATGCGTTGAAAAAGAGCGGGGTAATACCTGCTAAAGATAAGGAAGAAGTATTTATTCGACTAAAAGAATGGCTGAATCGCTAAATTCCAGTTTCCCGAGATGACCGGAGGTCACGATGAAGCAGATATCGAACAAGGAATATGAAAAGTACCAGCAGTACTTGACCGACCAGCTGCATGGCAGAACCCTGACGCCGGACGGGTTCCGAATCATCTGCGCCAGCTTTGACTATGATCCTGAAAAGATCGGCAAGCATATGCTGGAGATGCTGGCGAAGTTCAGGAGTGAAGGGATTGTGGAATAATTCTGAAATGTTGTGGAGGGTATAGCTATTCTTGTTGTCAGAGGGGGACGAGATATATGATGACTCCTTGGAAAAAGAGGAAACTGCGAAAGATGTTCACAGAATCCTTTGGGAAAGAACCAGATAAGGAGTATTTCCCGGGTGACATGGGATTCATCCGAACCTTTTATGACGCATGTTTAGGAGACGAATCAGATCAGTTTCACGTGGATGAAACCACTTGGAAGGATCTGAATATGGAGGATATCTATAAACGGGTTAACGCCTGTCAATGTACAGCCGGGGAACAGTATTTGTATTATATGCTCAGAACGCCCATGAGCCAAGCCAATTATTTAAAGCAACATGGTCTGATACATGTGATGGAAACCCAAACCGAACTGCGGCTGAAGCTTCAGTTGATTCTGTGTCGAATCAGCAGTAGCCGACATGTGGATCTCACTACCATTTTCCAGCCACGAGACAGTTCTTCTTTTTGGTTGATTATTTATTGCTTGATGGCATTATTGCTACCAATATCCATTATTGCTGCAGCATTCCTTGGGTCTTCATACATTGTGTTGCCAATTGCTGCAATTATAGTAAATTCCTGGTTTCATACTTTTCGATGGAACAGGTGTGAGCATGAGATTTCCCGCGTGAATTACTGTGTATCTCTGATACTTGCGCTGAACCATTTGAGAAGACAGAAGCTGCACGATCTTGATCCATACCTTTCTGATGCATACGAACATCTGAATAAAATGAAGCCAATACTGCGCTCTGGCCCTGTCATGACCATGATGAATGCGGACATGCTTCAAGCTGCAGCGATGGTCACCTTTATGATAGATCTTATTTCTTTCGAGATTCTAAGAAAAAGACTGGCCAAATATCACTACGAATTTCTCGCTGTCCATAAAGCAATAGGCCAAATTGATGCTTCTATTGCCATTGCCTCCTATCGAGCAGGGTTGCCTGTTTGGTGTGAACCTGAGATCAGCTTTGTTGCGGAGCGCCCATATTTACGAATTGAAGGAATGGTTCATCCCCTTTTGAAAGAATCGGTGCCCAATGATGTGATACCAGAAAAATCCATGCTCATCACTGGATCGAATGCTTCAGGAAAGTCTACATACCTCCGAACGGCAATGATCTGCACCCTTTCGGCACAAACGATCTGCACCTGTACATGCAGAAGCTATATAGGAAGTTCCTTTCGAATCTATACAGCATTAGCTTTGTCAGATAACTTGTTGGCTGGAGAAAGCTACTATATAGCAGAGATAAAATCCCTTAAGCGAATCCTTGATGCGCGGAAAATGGACGGTTTTATCCTTTGTGCCATTGATGAAGTGTTGCGTGGGACAAACACAATCGAAAGGATCTCTGCTTCAGCAGAAATACTAAAGGCATTAAAACATCCATGTATCCTCTGCTTGATAGCCACTCACGACGCAGAACTGTGTGCCATTTCAGGCAACGATTACCAGCTTGTTCATTTTGAAGAGGTGATCAGTGATAATGAAATTCACTTTGACTATAAGTTGAAACCTGGGCCTGCAGTATCAAGAAATGCCATTCGTCTCCTCAAACTGATGGGTTTTGATGATGCCATCGTGAATGCGGCTGAATATCGGGCAGAGAGCTATTTAGAAACAGGTAAATGGACATAAAGAATGACGTCGCAGGAGAGAAGCAAATACAGAAACAAACAGCAAATATGGCCAACTTTCTGTTGCAACTAAGGAGGTGCAGGCACATGTTGAGACCCGTATCGTTTAAGGGGTTTCAAAAGGGGTTTCAAGGGGTCTCACTTAGGGGTTTCAGGGGGTTTCAGATTTTCCTCTGGGAATTATGTGTTTGTATCAAATACCTCAGCTTAGGGGAAAAAACCCTGCCAACTTTGATACAAACCAACGAAACTAAAAAATCGACGCAAATCGACGCATTTTTTGAGTCGAAACCAAAAATCGACGCATTTTTGAAAATCGACGCAAATGCCCAAAGGCAGGAATACAAAAAGGCATCCTGAAACCAGAGATTCTGGAAGCAGGATGCCTTTTTTAATTGCTCGGGTTTACAGGTGGAGTCTATGCTCCTCTTCCGGCGGACATACCTTGGGCAGCACCTCCAGGAAATGCTGACCGATCTTCGTCGGATCATAATCATTGGCGGCACAGATGAAACGGAGAGTGTCGGGCATCAGGATATGGCCTTTTGCCTTCTCCTCTTTATATTTCTGCCATTCGTCATATTCTTTGTTCGTAATCTGCTTCATTGACTGTCTCCTCATGAAACTGGAATTTGTGCGATTGACGCTGGTCTATCGTTCACGAGATTTTTCTTCCCATCTCTATCCGCATATTGTGTTCTTCGGGACCATTGTTGGAATATGCGTACCGGTCAAAGCCGATGATTGCAAACCCGTTTTTCTGATAAAATGAAACAGCCTTGAAGTTGAAACTCTGTGTTTCAAGCACCGCCATCCTCGCACCGGAGTTCACGGCATCAACCATGATTCTGTCCAGAAGCATCGTTCCCGCCCCGCGTTTACGGTCTGATTCATTAAAAACACAGATATTGGTGATTCGAAAGCGGTTATTCCACTTCTCAAGAAAACCTTCGACAAATCCTACCATCCTGCCGCCTTCGAACGCGCCATAGGCAATCGGGTCTTCCAGCCAGTCTGAAAGTATGCTGTCCTGAATCGACATTCTCAAATCGGTTTCTGAGTCAACCCAATGCATGTCAAATCCGTTATCCCCGGGCTCAATAGATAAGTATCGATCCGAATGAATCTCAGCGGCGTATTTCCTCCCCCTGTACTCGCTGTAATCGAGTTGGCTGATTCTCATTTCCATCACTCCATTGAAAATGATTCCCGAGGGATCTGTTCGTTGACAGATCCCGATTTGTTACCTTCTGCTTTTTTTAATTTCAGTCTGCATGGTATCACACCAGGCATCCCACTTTTCCCTGTAGTCTTCTTCGGGTATGATCCGGGTCAGCAGATCCACAGGTGATAAAATCTTCTTCTCCAGACATGCTTTCACGCATGCACGGTACATATCCCAATCCAGGTCATCCTCATCCCAGACCAGCGGCACTGCTGTCAGTCCGGCTCTTAAGGCGGCAACAGCGCGGGTGTGCCCATCCGTCATGACAGGCTTGCCATCCAGCAGCTTCACGGGGATGGGCTGAAAGCCTGAAAGATCCTCCGGGTGAAGCCAGCGTTCAATTGCTTTCAGCTTTCCTGCAGAAATATAAAACTGTGAGGGCTGCAGGTCTCTCAGCCTTAGCTTCACTATTTCCATCTCTGTCCACCCCACTCAAATCCCGATATATCGACATCTTCCATAAATCCCATTATAGGCCGAGCATGAGCTTGCACTCAAGCACACACCTGTTATTTTCGCCGCAAACGTAAAAACTCCTGTCAAAGCGACAGGAGCGAAGGGGTATGATCGGATCGTCAGATCTCAATGCCATTGCGGAAGGTGAAGCGGATGCTGCCGTCGGTGTAAACCGTCGCATGTTCCAGCAGCTTTCCCCAGGTCTCCGGGTTAAATGCTGTCACCTTCTGCGGCAGGCCGCGCAAGGTGCCGATGAATTGCTGTGCTGCAGTCTTGGTGGAAATCAGAGTGGCGATCTGCCCGGCCACCTTGTCGTGCTCGGCCTTGACGCGATCGTACCGGCTGGCCAGTTCATCATATCGCTTCTGGTATTCCTTCTGGTCGAGGGCAACGTGAGCGTTTTCGTTGATCGCTGCCTGCACCATCTCAGCCAGTACGCACATTTCATCCCATAATCGTTTCTTTTCCGTTTCAAGTGCCGTCGTATCGTACAAGATTTCTGCGCCTTCCGTCAGTCCGGCAATGATGTCATCCCGTTTGAAGATGAGTTTGTTCAGCGCAGTGATGAACCCCTGCTTCAGTTGTTCCTCGGTCACATGCGGTGTGGCGCAGGGCTTGTCACCGCCGTACTTCTGATTGCAGCGGTAAATGACCCGGCGGTACTTGGCTTGATTGGAATGCCAGATCTTTGAGCCGTAGTAAGCGCCGCACTCACCGCAGACGATCCGGGAGGCGAAAATGTCTACTCCGCTGTAGCGGCCTCCCTTGGATTTCCGGCGTTCAAGCTCCAGCTGTACCAATTCAAAGGTTTCCGGCGGGATGATCGCCTCATGGTTGCCCTCCACGTAGTACTGCGGCAGAACACCCTTGTTCGGGATCTGCCGCTTGGTCAGAAAATCCTCGGTGTAGAACTTCTGCATCAGGGCATCACCCTTGTACTTTTCATTGCTCAGGATGCTTCTCACCGTGCCCTGATGCCACACCTCCTTGCCGCGAGGCGACGGAACACCGTTTTCCATCAGCCTGGCAGCAATGGCGTGTGGCGTCAGCCCCTCGAGGAACCAATCGTAGATGTCCCGGACGATTTTCGCCTGCTCCTCATCCACCAGAATCTCACCCTTGGGGCCGCGCTTGAAGCCCAGGGTGTGCTTGAAGGGAATGGCGACTTTACCGTCGGCCATACGCTTCCGCTGGCCCCAGGTGACGTTTTCGGAAATGCTCCGGCTTTCCTCCTGGGCCAAGCTACTCATGATGGTGATCAGCAGTTCGCCCTTCCCATCGAACGTCCAAATGTTTTCTTTCTCAAAGTAGCACTCGATGCCTTTTTCCTTCAGCTGTCGGATGGTAGTCAGGCTGTCGACAGTGTTCCGGGCAAAGCGGCTGACGGACTTGGTGACGATAAGATCGATCTTCCCGGCCAGTGCATCCGCCACCATGGCCTTGAAGCCCTCTCGGTGTTTGGTGCTGGTGCCGGTGATGCCCTCGTCGGTGTACACCTTCACGAATTCCCAGTCGTCCCGCGCCTTAATGTACTGGGTGTAGTAGTCGATCTGCGCTTCATAGCTGGTGAACTGCTCATCGCTGTCTGTGGAGACGCGGGCGTAGGCAGCGACCCGACGCTTTTTCTGAGCCGCGATGGGTGAAGCCGTAAAGCGGCTGACCGTCGGCGGGATGGTTACGACTTTCCTTTGCTGCTCCAATATTTGTTCCTCCTGACTTCCTTCATGTGCTCGCTCATCCGTTTCCTCTGCTCCGGGGAGTAGGTTTTCTTTGGCTGACTCTCAAACATTGCCCGGCGCTCCGCTGACCATTTCGGCATGCGCCGCTTCGTGTCCCATTTCCGCTCAACGGTGTGACCGTCCTTGAACAGGTAGGTCAGGATCATTTCCTCGTTTACGTCGATGTGATCAATCTGCTCCAGGAAAAGGGCTTCATCAAAGGTCTCGAGGCCAAGCACCTCTGCGGTAGCTTGTCGGAGCTCTTCATCGCGGATGCCCCTGGTGCCGCACTGCGTAGGATGCGGGCAGCGCCAGTAGTAAACGGTCTCGTTTTCAACGGAAGCGAGATGCTGCATTTGCCGCCTGAAATTCTCCCCGCAAACCGTGCACTTCAGCTTTGTCGTAAAGCATGAGCAGCCCTTGCGGTTTGGCGCATGCTGGCGGCGGTACGCGGAGGCCTCAGCCCGGTACTCAGCTGTCCAGCAATCCTTCTTGGAGGTGTTCACCCAGTGCCGGATGTCCGTGTGACCATCCCTGAAATGGAAGGTCAGCTCCCGTGCGCCAGTCACCTCGATATGGTCGATCCGCTCGGTAAAGGCCTGCTCATCAAATGTTTCAAGGCCCATCGCACTGGCGGTTTCCTGCAGGATGATCCTGTGCGGGATTTCCTTCCCGACGCAGCGCCCGCCCTTCTTTTTTCGCGACCCGCATGCCCAGGTTTCCATCTTCTCTGGCTGAAGAGTACGCTTTGCCCGGTTAAGCCGCTGGCTGTGCATGTAGCTCTGCCCGCAGAAGGCGCATTTGATTTTTCCCGTCAGGAAGCTGGTGTTCAGGGCCTTGTTGGCCAGCGGGCCAAGCTCCCTGCGCCGCGCCATTTCGAATTGCACATAATCGAAGGTCTCTTTGTCGATGATCGCTTCATGGGTGTTGGGCACAAAGTACTGCGGAAGCTCCCCGCGATTCTTCTTCTTTTTCTTCGAGATGGGATCAGCGGTGAATTCCTTCTGCAGAAGCAGGTTCCCGGTGTAGGTGATGTTGCATAGGACGCTCTTGATGTTCGAATCCACCCAGCGGCATCCGTCCCGGGTTGTGATGCCCTCGGCAGCAAATTCACGCTCGGTTTCCAGCCGGGATTTTCCGTCGAGGAAATTCTGAAAAATGCGCTTCACGATGACTGCTTCCTCGGGGGTGGGCACCAGCGTATCGCCCTCCCAGTGGTATCCGTACACCCGGAAGTGTCCTGGAGGGATGCCTTGCTCCATGCGCTTCCGCTGGCCCCATTTGACGTTGTCCGAAATGCTCCGGCTTTCCTCCTGGGCAAAAGAGGCCAATAAAGAAAGCATCAGCTCTCCGTCGTCGCTCAGAGAGCTGATGTGCTCTTTTTCAAACTGAACCTCGATGCCCAGTTCCTTCAGGTGACGGACGGTCTCCAGCAGATCCACCGTGTTTCGTGCAAAGCGGGAGATGGATTTGGTCAGGACGATGTCGATGTTTCCCGCCTCGCATTCAGCCAGCATTTTCTGAAACTCCGGCCTGTTGACCTTGGTGCCGGAGATGCCGTCATCGGCATACACGCCTGCGTACACCCAGCCGGGATGCTTTTGGATGAGCTCGCTGTAGTAACTGACCTGTGCGGAGAGTGAATGGTTCAGACGTTCTGTCTCCATGGACACCCGCGCATATGCGGCGACCCGCTTCAGCTTGACCGGCGCTGGCGCAGCCGCTTCGATTTTCCTTACAACTTTGGCCATTTCACGACCTCCTTTCGGTCGACATTACTCACTCTAAAAGCCAATAAAGTCAAGCGGTTACGAGCTCTTCTTTGATACAACGCGACCGATGGGCGGGTTATATTTTTGCGTCATGTGCCGAAGCCATTTTTCGTAATCCTCCTGCCCGATGATTCCTTTCTCCAGCATCTCATCCACCAGTGCCATGGATACCTGAAACTTCAGCTCCCGGTCGAACTGCTCTTCACTCATGCTGGTCACCTCCGTAGCGGGCGGCGATGTAACATGGGTGGGAGCAGTATTTTCTATGCCGGTTCACATAATCCGTGAAGGGCTTCCCACAATGCTGGCAGATTACCTTTTTGCCTGCACGGCTGGCGGTGGCTTCATGGTGCGTCAGCCAGTATTTATTCCTGCAGGCGTCAGAGCAGAAGCGGCGGGGCCTGAACTTTCCGGAAGTGATCGGCTTCCCGCACTGTGGGCATACTGGCCCTGTGGGTACCGGCTGAGGATTGGTGACGGGATTCCGGTAGCAATAGGATTTGACGGTGGTTTCCGGCAGACCAATCGTGCGGGCAATTTCAGCATATTTCATGCCGGACTGACGGTACTGATCAATCAGGCGTTTCTGCTCTTTGGTCATGGGGTCGCTCCAATCTGAAGGAGCCTGTATCGTTCCTCTCCTTCAGTACCCACAGGACAAAAGAGGCTGGTTTGGCAACCATTGATGTTAGCAATCGTAAAAACAGAATTACAATGCGTTTATAATTGTCTACAGAAACTCATGAAAAGTATGTGTTTTAAGCCGCTTTTCGGATTGACAATCGCAGACTGTTAGCTATATAATCTTCAACGTTAACAGGAGCGTACGGCCTGTTAGCAAACGCTGGCCAGCGAATAGTATCTTTGGAGGGACCTATGGACGCCTTCGGACTGTATCTTATGTTTTCTATGCTTGCTACCCAGGTTCTGCCTTCTCCTAACAAACGGGTAGAGTATCCGCTCGGATTATTACCGTGCCGGATCTTCCAGGGAGAGACATACCGCAGTTTGTCTCGGATCATCAGAAATATGGTTTTGATGTATCCTGGGAGCGATTTTCGGTATGAACAGTCCGGGTTAAGCGATGCGCGGGATTATATTGAGCAGTGCTTTCTGTATGACGAGTTCAGACCCGCTTCACATTTGGGCCTTGCATCCTTTTTTAGGGTCATGGAAACAATCAGTTACCACGGACCGCGCAATTTCCTGATTCAAGCTGCTGAAATGATGGATCAAGGGGATGATTTACTTATTCCGGTTTCTGATGTCGTCTCCATGAAAGATTTTCTTTCTCTCTGTTTTGACTTTTATCTCGTTGATCTGATTAACGGGCATGACGCATTTGCTGCACTGGCTTCAATTCAGGCTGGAGTGAACTCAGATTCAAATAATGAAGTTTATGCGCGTTTTGTTGAGGAAACAAAAAACCTCCCAGCTGTAGAGATGAAGCTTGTATTCGACCCAGTGACACGGGCATTTAATCCAATTTATCGTGTTACCAGCTTTCAGGCATATATGGCTTTGGAATACATGCAGATGCTTGATCAGAATGTTAAGTTCCGGCGCTGCCAAAATCCTGCCTGTGGTAAGTTCTTTGTGGCTCAGCGAACGACCGCAAAATACTGTGATTTTCCGTCCCCGCAAAACGAGCTGAAAACCTGTAAAGAACTCTATCCGCAGGTTGCCAGTCGGGAAAAAACAACCAAGGATGCAGTCCTGAAAAGTATTCGAGGAGCACAGAGCCGTTTGTACAATGTGCGAAGGCGGCATCCGGAACAATCTGAAGCCATAAATAGATTCCTAGATGAGATTGATGCCCGAAAAGAATCGATGTCGGAAAAAGTCGTTACAGGAGAAATTACTCTTGCTGACTTTAACAAGTGGTTGGAGTCGCTGACAATTAAGAAAGAGAGGAACACGTGATGAATTTTTGGAGTTTTGCCATGGCGCATCCATACATTACAACCTTCGCTTTTGTAGCCACAGTCGGATCTGGATTAGGAATTGGCGTTTCCTATGCAAAAAACAAGACGCCGGTTATCGGTACCTTTTCTCCGGCAATCAACTTCAATGTTGGGGCAACTGAAGCAGGCGGACCGAAGACGGACATATGTACACCGAAGGAGAATATGTAAAATGCTTATTGTTGGGATTAATTGGATTCTAAGTTGGGTTCAGATCACAACGGGAACCGGAACATATACTTGCCCGATGAAAGAAGAAGCTGATGATTTCTTTTTTCGCTTCAAGGGACAATGGCATAGTGTGAGTGAATATGCTCCTGAGCGCTTAAGGGCAGAAATCCTATCGCACAAGCAGGGAAAGTATGAACAGCGGCAGTCGATCTCTCAGGCTGAATTTGAGGATATCTGCCGTGAAGTCCTTTCGAGTCATCCAAACATACTTGACTGCTGGTTTGAAGAACCCGGCATCGTGCATGTCGCTTATCCGTCCCATTCCGGTAAAACAAGGAATGGAGCCACCTTGTATTTCGGTGAAAAAGGATATATCACATACGCCGAGTGGAAACATAACGCCGGAAGTAATGAAGGCATATTTATTGGCGAAGAGATCAGCAGAAAGATTCAGTGTGCGCTGTATGAATAAACCAACATCATAACGGTGTCTGGCGGGGCAGGTTCCCCGCCTTTTCTTTTTTGCCTGATAAAAGAAACAACCGCCATTCTATTACGCTTGACTTTTCACGACTTCTATGGCGTAGTACCACACTGACCTTGAGTCAGGAGGTAGCAAAAGTGAACCGTAAAGTGACAATGGAGACGGAGATGCTCCGAAAGGCCCGATTGAGGAAAGGCCTCTCCCAGCAGCAGGTGGCCACCCTCGCCGGGGTGCACATCCGGCAGTACCAGCGGATCGAATACGGTGAACGGCCCATGGGCAGCATCAACATGCGCTTTGGACTGGCGGTGTGCGCCATTCTGGAGATCAATCCATTTGATCTGGTCTCCTTTACGGCAGACGGCTGGGAGATCATCACACGAGATGACGATCATATCCTGGGTTAATTTCTGGATTACGACCGGACAGACGTTGCTGGGCTTTCAAAAGTATGGCTATATACCATGTACCGCTGACCTGATGAGCCATCAGGCGCGGAATCCATAGGGATGGGAGTGAGCCACACCTTGAAAGACATACGCCCACGGGCTGAGGAGAAGGCCCGGAAAAAAGCCGATGAGTTGCAGGAGCGGCAGTCCGGTGATACAGTCCGTCCACCCGGAACAGGGTTTGAAACGGAACGCGCCCGCGCCAAGCAGGCCCTGCGCGAAGAGGTCAATGCCCAGAACGGGCAGAGCGTCCGGAAGATAGCGGCAACGTCAGGCCCGGCGGTCAGTGATGATCGGATCCTGCGTGTTGCCGCTTATTGTCGTGTTTCCACGGACGACATCGATCAGGTAATATCCATTGAGCTTCAGAAGAACAATTACCGGGACATGATCAAGGCCAATCCTAAATGGCGGTACGTCGGTACCTATGTGGACGATGGCTTCTCCGGCACCAATACGGATCACCGGCCAGCCTTTAAACTCATGATGAAGGACGCCATGGCCGGAAAGATCGACATGATCATCACCAAAAGCGTCAGCCGCTTTGCAAGGAACCTGCTTGATTGTATCGGCTGGGTACGGAAGCTCAAGGAGCATGATCCGCCGATCCCGGTTTTCTTTGAGCAGGAGCACCTGAACACTCTGGACTCCACCAGCAACATCATTCTCTTCGTGCTGGCCATGGTTGCGGAGGAAGAAAGCCACATGAAGAGCGAGGCCATGCTGCTCTCCCTGGAATGGCGCTTCAGCCGTGGGCGGTTCATTACGCCTGCTCTCCTGGGATATGACCGGGTAGAGGTGCCGGACGGTCATGGAAGCCATAAGAAGATTCTGCAGATCAACGAGGATGAAGCACAGACTGTCCGGCTCATGTATTACATGCTTTTGAACGGCAGCAGCATTACGGAAATTGCTTCTACCCTGACCGAGCTTGAGCGTGAGACAGGACAGCGGAAGGTAAACGGCAAGCCGAACACCCGCTGGTCGGAGGGCGGGGTCTACAACGTACTGCGGAATGAACGGTACTGCGGCGATGTCCTGGCCCGCAAGACCTGGACGCCGAATTTCCATGATCACAAGTCCAAAAGGAATAACGGGAAGAAGAACAAGTACTACCAGCCTGGACACCACGATGCGATCATCACCCGAGCTCAGTGGAATGCCGCCCAGCGTATCCTGAACAGTCATCGCTTCCGGCATACCGGCGGATACCTTCCCATGGCGGTGATTGATCACGGCGCGCTGACCGGTTTCATTTCCATCAACCGTTCCTGGGCGGGATATGAGGCAGATGAGTATTACCGGATCTGCAGCATTGCCATGGGCCTTACAGAGGGTGAACTGGAGTCGGATCTGGAGAACGAGCATCTGCCGGATGGCGGGAAAAGGATCGCTGGGCTCACGGACGACAATGGTGTCCAGCGGATTGCCCGGCAGCTGAGCCAGGTGGAGGAAGCCGTCAAGGCGCAGCTGGAGGGCAAGCCTGCCGAGACGCAGGAGGAAAAGAAGCGCATGCCCGTGGAAGGCTTTCAGGTGGTCAGCGCCGATATGTTCTCCCATGCGTTAGACCCGGTGGTGCGCTTCAGCAAAAACCAGATTGCCTTTAATTCCACCTGCATCAGTCGGCTGAACCGGATCGCCCAAAGTGGTACCAGCCTTTCCCTGAACCGCACACAGTACGTTGAGCTGCTGTTCAACCCGGTGGAGCGCATGCTGGCCGTCCGCCCCTGCGCGAAGGACAATCCCAACGCCATCTGCTGGGCGACGGAAAACGGAAAAAGCCGCATGGTCAGTGCCAGTGCCTTCTGCCGTATCCTTTTCAGTATTCTGGACTGGGACAGCGAGTATACCTACCGGGTGCCCTGCATCGTGCGCAGCAGAGGTGATGAAACGATCCTTTTCTTTGATCTGGATAACTTCATCGGCTCCGCAAAGAAGAGCCGGGATGAAAACCTGGAGGAAGAGGTGGCGGCGGCAGAGGAAGCCATCCGGGAGGAGTCCGAGGAAACGAGAGGCATATTCTTTTCCGCAGACGATGAGGAAGAGCCGCAGGAGATCGAGGACACGGAGGAAATGGAGCGGAAGCTGCAGGAGCTGGCTGAGATTGAACGGCGCACCTTCGGCACACCGGTCTTTGAGCATAAGGGCGACGTCCGGCTTCCGTCTATCGACGACGAAGGCGAATGGGACGTCATGGCCATGCCCAAAATCCTCGGCGACGACCACCGCATAGACGAGGAGGTGGTGGATGCCCTGCAGGATCAGCTGCTGGAGTCCATGATGAACAATGAAACGGAAGGAGGTACGGAATGAGAAGCGTAAAAAATCCGGCGCGAAGCAGGCCCCTGTCCCGCAACGTGCGCCGGTTGATGAAGATGGCGCGGGAGTCACCGGCAAACCCAGAGGTGGAAAAGATCGAGCGCGAGTTCACGGCACGGGATCTGGCCTACTGCGATATGCAGGGAAACATTTTCATGGCGGCAATCGATCGTGGAATCCCTATGGAGGAGTTCGCTCCGGTGTACATGAACAGCCAGCTGGCGGGCGTCATTGACTACAGCTTTTCAGTGGCGGGCGGGATGGAAACGGACGACATTTCCGAGTTCCTGCGGATACCCGTTCTCCTCAAGTCGCCCCAGCTGATCGTAGACGTCGTGATGTGGCTGGACAGCATCGTCAGCGGAGTCGATCCTGGAGAAAGCGCCAATATGGCGGTCGTTAAGGCATGCCTGGACGACGATGGAGCTATGCAGGAAACCAGCCAGGATACCATGAAGGACGGAAACGGTGACAGAAGCTCCGAAACGCTGCCGACGGATGAAAAGGCGCTGGCAGACCTGTACGAATACGCCTACTGGCTCGGCTATATTTACCGCTGCGAATGTCATATGCACGACGAGTCCAGCCGCATGGTATATGGTGCGTTCAACGAGAAGTTCATGCGGGATTTTTACCAACAGCTTTCCCTGGACGATGATACTGCCCTGATCGATTGCGCTCCGGAAATATGCCGCAGGCTGGACGTGCTCCTGGTCGGCAAGCTATGGAGGTGATGCAGCATATACCAAAACACGCAGAATCCAATGAAAGAATGGAGGAATTGTCATGGATGATCGCAGACCCGATTACAAGTACGGACAAATGCAACGACCCTATCAACAGCCCCAGCCGATGACCTATGCGCATCCGCAGCCTCTTCCCGGTGCGGTACCTGCTTCTGTGCTGGATCAGACACAGAAGATGACATCCACGGGCTTCAAGCCCCTGTCTAAGGAGGAGCGTGAGGAAGCCGCCCGGATCGCTCTGGAGGCAGGCTTCTCCTTTGACGGCTACCAAGTGGTGCGAAGGGAATTCTTCTCGCACCGCTTCGATCCCACGCTGACCATCAAAGGAAACAGCATCATATTCAACAATGCCTGCATCTCCCGGCTTGAGCAGGTGATCTATGTGCAGGTGCTGGTGAACCCGACAGCCGAAAAGCTGGTAATCCGCCCCTGCAGCGAAGGAGCAAGGGACGCTATCCGCTGGTGCGTCACCAGGGACGATAAGCGGAAGAGCCGCCAGATTACCTGCGGCTTGTTTACAGCAAAGCTTTACGACATGATGGGCTGGGAGGCGCTGTACCGGTATAAGCTGCAGGGCACCCGCATCAACTACCAGGGAGAGCAGCTGTACGTGTTTGACCTGACCAGCACTGAGGCCTTCCTGCCCCAGGTTAAGGAAACGGATGAGAACGGAACAGTGAAGCGGAAGAAGGCTGTGCCGATGTATCCGGCGGACTGGCGGGATTCCTTCGGCATTCCCGTGCAGGAGCATACTGCCTCGACACAAATCAACCTTTTGGACGGATACGCCTATATGGAGACAACCGCTGACAACCCAAAGGCAGCGCAGATGCCGATGGAGATCATTGATCAGGAGACGGGAGAGGTGACAAAGGTATGAGTGAATTTGGAGGATACGCCCCATATGGAACAGAGCCGCTGAAGCTGACCCTATGCCTGGAGGAAGGCAGCATCCTGTTTAACAAAGCAGTATTGGACACCCTGGATCACCCCAAGCAGGTGCAGATGCTGATTAACGAGGATCGGCAGATGCTGCTGGTGCAGGCCTGTACCGTGGACGACCGGGAGGCCATCGTCATCCCGGCTGTCACCAAGTCCGAGTTTGAAATGAGCGGACACAGCCTGCTCAAACGGATACGCAGGCTGACCGGCTGGACAGACGAACAGCCCAGAACCGTCTTTGGCACCTATATCGCCTCCCACAACGCGATCGTATTTGACCTGATGACCGCACAGCCTGCCGATCTGCAATTGCCCCCGGATGGCGGCAGTGGCAGAACCAGCTGAGGAGGTGTGACGGATGGCAATGGATAAGGACAGACTGCTTCAGTACTTCCAGCAGCATTACCTTTCCCGGCAGGAGGTGCTCTTCAAGCTCCCGCTGAATGTTTCCATCGATACCTTCTGGCCGGAGCTGCTGAACCGCAGAAAGGCGGGAGCGATCATTCTTCCGCTGTCCAACGCAGCCGGGATGCCGTACTGGTATGTGCTGACGGAGAAGATGATCGCAGCAAGCGAACGGCTCTGCGCGGAGGCAATGGAGCAGGAGGAGTGCTTTGATCCCTACAGAGCGCCGATGACCAGCGCAATGACGGAGGAAATGTTCTTCACCAGCTTTGTGGAGGGAGCACAAATCCCCCTGCAGGAGGCCATGGATTTCCTTCAGCGCGGGACGGAGCCGGAGAACATCCAGGAGCAGATGATCTGGAACAACCGTCACGCCTGGTCGGGCATGATCGGTTCCCTGTATCGCCCCCTGGACGAGGGCTTTGTCAAATCCCTTGCTTTCATGCTGACAGAGGAAATGGACAACTGCGCTGAGGATTACCGGCAGACAGACCAGCATCCCATTGCCGCCATGAACAGCGAACCGTATGAGGTACCCTCGGCCTACAGCCTACCTGACCGGA